AACTAAATTTAAAGTACGATGAAAAATTAAGAGATATGAAAAATTCCCTTGCCTATGGCAATGCTTCTAACTATGATGAATATCAACATTCTGTTGGAGTTATAGAAGGAGTTGAATGGGCAAAGCAGTATCTTAAACACGTAGTCAAACAAAGAATATATGAAGAAGGACCTAATGAATAACAACAAGAATATTATTACTACTACTTGTAATAATAATAATAATAATATATAAGGAGAATAATAATAATAATATGCAAGCAGTAAGAATGGATAAAGCAATTAGTAATTCAGATTGGATCACTAATGAATCAGCAAAGATTGAAGTTAATGACCTACCACATCTGCCGGGATTTCATCTTTTGATTTTTCCTGTATCGGTTAAAAAGGAAACAAAGGGAGGAATTATTCTACCAGATAAAGTAAAGGATGATGTAGCATATCTTACTACAGTAGGAAGAGTTTTAAAAACTGGAGAGTTAGCATACAAAGATAAAGATAAGTTTCCTGAAGGCCCTTGGTGTAGTGTAGGAGATTATGTTTGTTACGCTAAATTTACAGGTCAGAAGTTCATGTACAAAGGATTAAAACTTCTTTTAATTTTTGATGACCAAGTAATTATGAGAGTGGACAAGCCTTCTTTGCTTGACCCTACTTATCATCTATCAAATTAATATTTGTATAATAGGACTATATAGAGTACTATAATAAATTAGCTACTAAATAAAAGCGGGTTATTAAAACCAATTCGTTAAGTTCGCTACTAACGGAAGGAATTAAAAATATGGATAATGAATGGTCATCAGTTACTTTAGAATCAGACGATCAAGAAGATGACGAGAATACTATTGAGATCGAAGTTAAAGATACTCAAAAAGAAGAAGAAGAAGAATTAGTCACACAAGAAGATCAGCAGATAGAAACTGAAGTAGAAGTTCTTTCTCAGCAGATACAAGATGAAGCACCTATAGAACCTACACCAGCAGACAAACCTAAAGAGCTAGAAGGTATAAAGACTAAGGGTGCAGAAAAGAGAATTAAGCAATTAATTAGACAACGTAAAGAAAGAGACGAACAATTAGAAAGACTAAAAGAAGAACTAGGTGTACTAAAGAATCAAGTAAATCAAAAAGATGTACAACTTTCTTCTAGCTTGAGACACAATATTGATTCACACGAAAGTCAACTTGAATCAACTATTGAGACAGCAAAACATTTATATAAGCAAGCAGTAGAAGCTGGAGACACAGATGGTATGCTGCAAGCTCAAGAAAGTTTAAGTAAAACCTACGCAGAGGTTTCTCAGGTAGCACAAAGAAAGCAGGCGTGGGAAGAATACAATAGAACAGTAGAGCAAAGTAATCAAGAGCCACAAGTACAACAGCAGGAAGCTACACCAGAACACGATCCAAAGGCTATTGAGTGGGCAAGTAAAAATAAATGGTTTGGAGAAGATCAGATTATGACTGCTGCTGCTCTAACTGTAGATAAAGAATTAAAGAACGAAGGTTATGATCCTTCGGATGATGATTTCTATGAAGCGGTAGATGTTAGGTTACGTCAAAAGTATCCTGATAGATTCCAAGTAGAAGAACAAGAAACTCCCCGGTTGCAGGATACGACAACAAATTCTGCTCAAGTGGTAGCTGGTGCGTCACGCACACCTAAGACTTCATCTAATGGCAGGAATAAGGTAAAACTTAGTCAAGAAGATGTTAGACTTGCTAATAAATGGGGGATACCACTTGAAACATATGCTGCTCAAAAGCTGAAGGTCGAACAGGCTGAAGGCGAATATACCAGTATTTATAATTAGCGTGGAAGGAGATTATATACAATGACACGAAATAACAAAGTTGAATCACGAGAAGATAATACAAGAGCTAAAACTTTAAAGCGAATTTTCGAGGAACCTAATTGGCTTAATATTCCTGATACAGTTAGACAGCGCTTCAAATCTGAGGGCATGTCATTACGTTGGTTGCGCATTACTTTAAAAGGTAATGAAGATATCCAGAATATGGGTAAGCGCATCGCGGAAGGATGGGAAGTAGTAAACCAATCAGAAGTTCCAGAGATGCTTCACTCCTCTGTCGTGAGAGAGGAAGGACGTTATTCAGGTGCAGTCTGTCGTGGAGACTTAGCGTTGGCAAAGATGCCTACCGATCTAGCTGAATCTCGTCAAGAATATTACGAAAATAGAAGTAGAGAAGCCGTAGACGCAGTGAATTCTCAACTAATGAGAACCTCAGATTCGCGTATGCCAATTTCTAATTCTAGCAGAACAAATGTAGCAAGAGGAAGGGCAGCATCTTTCCAAGATTAAGCCTTTCTTATTTGTCAATGTATTTAATTACAAGAAAGGAACAAGTGTTATGACTACTACAAAAGCACTTAACGGACTTTCTCCTTCCCGCATTCGCGGTTCTAGTGCAAACAGTACTGGTGCGAATGAGTATCCTATTGCAAGCGGTTATGCTGCAAATATTTTTACTGGCGATATTGTTGTTAATAACGCGGGGAATGTAGAAGTTCTTACAACGGTTACGCAGAAAGCAATCGGTGTTTTCACTGGCTGTAAGTATGTTGCTGGTGGCGAACCTAAATGGTCTGCCTATTGGTCGTCTGGTACATCAGTCACTGATGCAAAAGCGATGGTTGTGGACAACCCACAAGCTACGTTTATTGTTCAGGCTGATGCAACTGTTTCGGCTGGTGACATTAATTCTCAAAACTTTAATGTTACACTTGGTTCTGGTTCAACGATTACTGGTAAGTCTGGTTTTGGACTTGAAGCTGGTACTCGCGTATCAACGACTGCTATGCTTCGTGCGGTTGCAGTACTTGATGAACCGGGTAACGATATTGATGTGGCGGTGGAACGCGCCTTCCCGAAATTGGAAGTGCGTCTTGTTAGGCATGTAGATGCTTACATTCCTTCTGGTCCGCTTGATCCTATCGCTTAATTAATGGGAAAGGAGTAATTAATAATGGCTATTAATCGCGCTAGTATTTCAAAAGAACTTCTTCCCGGTCTAAATGCGGTCTTTGGTCTTGAGTACAATGAAGTGTCGAATGAACATGAAGCACTTTTTGATGTCGAGAACAGTGACCGTGCTTTTGAAGAGGAAGTTCTATTTTCTGGTTTCGGTACTGCCCCAGTAAAGGGTGAAGGTGCTGCTGTCCAGTATGATGACGCGCAGGAAAGTTATACTGCACGTTATACTATGGAGACTATCAGTCTTGCTTTTGCTGTTACAGAAGAAGCTATGGAAGATAATCTTTATGACACGTTTGCCAAGCTAAGAGCTAAAGGTCTTGCTCGTGCTATGGCTAATACCAAGCAAGTTAAGGGTGCTGACGTCTTTAATCACGGCTTCAGTAGTTCTTATCTTGGTGGTGATGGGGTTGCACTTTTCAGTGACTCTCATCCGGTAATGGATGGTGGTACTCAAGATAATGATCTTGATGCTACTGATCTTTCGGAAGCCTCCCTTGAAGCTGCTTTGATCACTATTGCAAAAGCAAAAGATGATCGTGGTATCCTCATTGGTATTAAGGCTGAGTCGGTGCATGTACCGCCTGATCTCTCGTTTACTGCAGATCAGATTCTTAACAGCACGATGTCAACGGCTATCGGTGTCAATCCGACAACCGCTGCCAATGGTGCAACGAATGTCAATGATATTAATGCTATTCGTAATCAGGGTCTAGTTCCCGGTGGTTTCTTTGTGAACCATCGTTTCACTGATACGAACGCTTGGTTCATTAAGACTGATTGCCCGAATGGCGCAAAGATGTTTGTTCGCGCTCCGCTTCAAACTAAGATGGAACCAGATTTCGATACTGGTAATCTTAGATTTAAGTCGCGTGAACGATACAGCTTTGGTTGGTCTGATTGGCGTGGATTCTATGGAGCCAGTGGTTCTTCGTAGGTCTTAATCTAAGTATAAAAGGAGATAGAGTAAGAGATACAAATTATAATGTTTCTTACTCTTCTCCTTTTATATTTTAAATATTTAAGTTATAATACACGTAAATAAATAGAAGGATAATATAAATGGCTACGACTATTCGACAAGGTTTTGTAACTGGTAGTGGTTCTGTTCTTGATGTAGCTTCTAGTGTAGCAGTAGCAAATACAAGAATTAGAAATATCAATGCCTCTGGTGTTGGTACTTTTCTTATTACTGGTACATCTACAAACCAAGGTGGTCAGATCAGAGGTAACAATATTAAGTTTGTAAATACTACAGCTAATGATGTAAATGATATTTACTTACCTGACTTGGGCGTATTGATGGTTGGTGAAATTAAAGTGTCTGCACCTACATCTGCATCTACGGTAGCAATTTTCTATGGCTGATTACACCTATTTAGTAAATGATATTAAGGAAGCCTGTGAGAACGAAGGTACGGAGTTTTTAGACTACATACCTAAGATGGTTAACAGGGCTGAAGAACGTCTAACTAAAGATTTAGATGACTACGGTTTAGTATCATATACTTCTGTTGCTGTAGGAAGTCGAATAGTAACTTTACCTACAGGTACAAGAATAGTAAAAAATATTAATATCACTAGCAACTCTACTAAAATTAATCTACTTCAACGCACAGACGAATTCATAAATGACTATTGGCCTGTCATAGCATCTACAGGCGAACCTAAATATTATGCTCCTAGAAATAATAGTACAGTTTTAATTGCACCTACTCCGTCTTCTGCTTTTGATGGTGAAGTTGTGCATGTTTCTAAGCCTACTGCTCTTACTTCTGCAGAACCCACTAATTACTTTAGTGAATTATGTTATGATCTCTTATTCTTTTCTTCTATGGTTGAGGCTATGTCTTTTCAAAAAGATTTTCCTGGGGCGCAACTTTACGAACAGAAGTATAATCAAGTGTTAGAACTTCAACGAAATCAAGCTAGACGTACAAGAAGAGATGATATGGAAGCTCCCGCTAGTCCTGCAGGTGCCGATGATAATCTCATAGCTAATACAAACTAATAGAGAGGATCATTATCTTATGACTCAAGCACAAAAAGATAAAGCTATTATAGAAGCACAGATGAAGGGTGGCATGGGGGCAGTCCGAAAACTAAAAGAAGAGTGGAGAAAGGAGGCTGCCAAAAAAAGACAAGCAACTCAAAGGGGCGAAAAACCATCTACGTCTAGAGGAAGTGATACGGATACTGCGGTATCTCGTACTCCAGAAAATATTAGTAAAGGACAAAAGTTTTTTTCTGGAGTTGTAGCTATAGCCCCATTAGGTAAAGTAATTAGGTTACTGAATAGTGCTGGACAAGTAGTTAAAAGAATTGAAAATAATCCTACAAATTTAAAACTAGCCAGAGACGCAGTGGGTGCAAAACCTAAACCTGCTGGACCTCCGGCTGTAAGTGGAAAACCCACAAATAAATCTATACCTTGGCGTGCTAAATCTAAACCTAAGAAACCTGCACCTAAGAAACCTGATCCTATAGCTAAGAAACCTACACCTAAGAAACCTGATCCTATAGCTAAGAAACCTACACCTAAGAAACCTGGAGTAAAAGTTAGACCAGTACGTGCTATGGTGCCTCCTGTAACCATATCAAAACCAAAACCTGCTAAGTCACCCACATTACCTAGTTCGGCAGGATTCGATACAGATGAGTTCTCTGAAGAAAGAGAAGCGTATGAAGGTTTATATGATAAAAGCGTGAAATCTAAAAAAGATAAGACTGAAGGTGGTCGTTTTAAACACTACGATTCTAAGATTGCTAGAGACCGTGATTTTATGTATCGTACTGAAAAAGACCCTGACTACGGTATAGCTGCTCCTAAAGATGAAGAAGAGATTAGTGGGGGTTTTACTGGAGGTCCAGTTAAAAAACTTAAAAAGTCAACAGCATCTAAATCTAAATCTAAAAGAAAGACTTCCTCTACTAAAAAACGTAAAGGGTTTGGTGGTAAAGGACAAGGTGCAGCATTGAGAGGATTCTAATATGGTTCCCATACTATTAGCTGGAGCAGCAGTAGCTAGATTAGTTATACCTATACTAGCAAAGAAATTAATTAGAGACGGTATAGGAAAAGTTGCACCTAAGTCTATAAAGATAAGTCCTGATAAACCTATAACAAATATGAATCAACTGCCTAAACACCTACATAAAAAAACAAAACCTCCTGAAGTAATAAATACTGGTAAAAGATCAGTAAAACAAGCGAAGGAACTACTAGATAGAACTAAAAAAAATAGGCTGCAGATAGAAGCAGCGAAGCTTAAACCTAAAGTAGGGTCAGTTCCTAAAAAAATTAGTAGGGGCGTAGAAGAACAAGCAAGAATTGATACTAATATTGCCTCTCAATCAGCACAAAAATTAAAAGGAGCAGAACAGATACAAGGACCTATTAGGCTAACACCTAAAAATCAAAAAGGAATGCGTTTACCTAATAAAGGTGAAACTGTACAAAGAAGTAAAGGTGGTAGAATATCAAGTAAAGCTAAAGGAGGCTTTATGGGTAAGGGAATTGGTTGCGCACTAAGAGGCTACTAAATATTAAAGATTATAACTAAGGAGTAAAGCAATGCTAACTAAAGGTCAACAAGATATGTATGCTATAGGATCTCCTGACTATCTAGTATGGCTTGAAGGTT